CTATATCTAAATCAACATGACACTCTAATAGTGTATGTATTTCTTCAATGCCTGTTCTTGACGTTCCTTGTATGTCATCTTTTTTTTCACGAACATCTTCAATGTTACTTGCTTCTCCATCACCAACATCAATGTCAGAATAAAAACCTGCTATCTGTTGTCTTCTTAATTCGTTAGCTGACATTTTAATTGTATGAATAATTGTATCAGCGTCGTCTAGTGATGTTGCATTGTAAGGTACAACTAAATCTTCTGCGGGTACAAACTTAGAAACACATCTTCCAAGAGCTGCATCATAATAAACTTTTTTAAATGTAGAACCTGACAACGGTAAGTTAAATAACATCTGGTCAAACTCAGGCTCGTACTCTTTCATCTCACACATTAATTCGTAGTTCATAAAATCTTTTACACGGTCTGCTTGTTTTTCTCGTGTGTCATCAACCATGCCAACAATCTTAGTTCTAACCGGACCATCTGCAGGTAGTAATTCTTTATAAGCTAGTGATTGAAATTGTGTAACAGCTTCTGCAAGAACAGGGTGTGTAGCACCAGATGCACCTTGGAAAGGGTCTGATCTGTTTTCGTATTTAAATCCTAGTAAGTCTAAACCTTTGGTGTACGTATCTTCCCACTCGGACCGAGAACTTTTATATTCGTCATAATTATTTTCTAAGTCAGATGCAATTTCTGATAATATGTTTTCGTCTAAAAAATCTGCTAAGTTAGCATCGTGTTGTTGCCCGCCTGCCATCGCTTCAGCCATTGGATCAAAATCTATTTCTGCTCCGCCATCTTCTGTCATTTCTACGTTGATGTCATCAGTGTTAACAGGTTCTTCTGCTGCCATTTCTACTTCTTCATCGTAAACTGTCTTCGGTACTTTTATTTGATCTTCTAGTGCTTTATCTACAGCCATTATTTACTCCTATATAATGTTCCCATGCCTTTTGACATCGGACCTTTTTGTGGTGGCACTGTACCACCGTTTGCAAAACTTTTAGTTAAAGAAAGTCTCATCTCATCATCTGGTGACATCATACCTTGCTCCATAATTGCATCATCATAATAACCTCCTTTTAACATAAGATCATTACCTAAATCTAAACTACCTTCGTATTGCATAATAGGGTCAATACCCTCCATGCCTCGTGCCATAGCTTCTAATTGTAAAGGACCTATTTTTAAACCACCGCCGACAGAATATTCACCTGTTACGCTGTTATAAGAAGGGTCCATTAATTGTGCTTCTAATAATTTTTTTTCTTCTTCAATCTCTTCTGGTAGCATGCCTTGTCTAAGATTGGGGTTATCAGCACCCTTTCTAAGATTAGGGTTAGCAACACCCCCTACTTGAAAACCAAATCTGTTTTGATAGTTTTCCATAAATAACATTTCTACAATATCGTCGTCAACTTCTTCTGGTTTTATTCCTTTGTTGTATGCAAAATCTGCACGAATAGTTTCTTTAACTACCACATCATCCATTTGTGCGGCAGTTAGTTTATTATATCTTGGATCGTTTTGTATCATATCTCTAATCTCATCGATAGTCATTCTGTCTCTTGGAGTAGCTGTTGTCCCTGTGCTAGGTCTGTCTTTATAAATTCTTTCC